GTCATGACGAACTACTTGCACACCCTTCCGCGTTTCTCCGAGTCGTCCCGCCCAGGCGTGATATCGGAGGCCGGCAAAGCACTCTCCAAAAAACTCCCAAGATGGTATTCTACTGCTTCTGCTGTGGCGTCAGCTACAGAGCACCCTGGCTCTAAGGAAGCAATTAGGGTCCTGCAGGAAGCTTCTACACGCTTCCGTGGAGGTGAAGTGGATCTCACCTTCAAAATCTTTTCGCACTCCCAGGGGAACATAGGTACTCACTACCTTATTGGCCGCCATTGGAGCGCCGACTGGAATACGAGCAACCTCAAGTGGGCTCCCACTCACAACCAGGCATCTCTCCCATGGATGCTCACCCCCCAGTACTCGGGACTCATCGCTATTGGTGCAGATAAGGCCCTAGCGAACGCCCTAGCTGCCCTCTCTACTGAACTAGGTGAGAGAAGCCGGGTCATCGCCGATTCACGGATGCGTTCCAGCATTGCTTCACTCGCGAAGAAAGGGTTCCAGCCCCAGCGTTTCTTGTTCCGCCTCGGTGTGATGTATTTCCTCTCTGCTTTGGCTGAGACCATGAGGGGTGCCGGGACATACGGCGTGGTGTGTGACCCAGCTAGTACAACCGTTTTTGGGAATTATTCTGGGTGGCGTCGTGAGCTCGCCCAAGCCGCTCAGGGTGTCAACTACATCTGGCTTGATCTTAACGAGGATGACAGTGAGAGCCAGGAAATCATGGCTGCAGCTTACGCTGTGTGCGATTCGCATGCCCTCACCACTGACCCCTGTAATGCAACCATCTTGCATAAACTTCCGCCACTGGGGCCTGTACGTCTCCTCACTCGCGGAAGCACCTTCCACGGCAGCACCGAGGTGGCCCTCTCGCACTCCAGCTTTCTGCTACTCATGCAGCATGTCTCCACTGTTTGGAATGTGCGTGCGGCCATGGAGGAGGCTCTTCAAGCAGCTAGTGTCTTCATCCTACGCCCATCTGCACAGGAGCCGGCGAGCATCCCAACTCGTGGGATCTTCCCCGCTGCACCTGGAATAACCATTCCCATGCCAGTTTTCTCCACCGCTGCAATGGTGCTGGGGCCTCTCTGTGCTCACATACCTGACATTGAGGCCCTCCCTGGTACTGATGATTACACTGACTGGATCGATCCTTTTGCTGGAATGGTCAGTGGTGCAGTGGCCTGGGGTGCTTGGGAAGCCGGTTACTGCTCTGTGCTGGGGAATAGTGGCCTAGGCATGCTTCTTGCACTGGGTCAGTCTATCCCTGGGCCACTCCTGCGCGGCATAGTTCATGACACTAGCCACGCTCTTCGTGGCTCTGGGAGTGGCCATGCTGCAACCGCTGCTGATCTTGCCTCTGTGATGCTTGGTTGGGCAGTCCCATCGGTGCTGCGCGCAGTTGGCATTCAGGGGCTGGCTACTGCCCGTGTTCTCCTCGATCTTGTGAGATCCAATTCCGTTGTGCAGTGGGAAGAGCTTCTCCCCTTTGTTGAACAGCTCCCCCGCTCCTGTGGGTTTTATGGCTTCCAGACGGCTCCGCGCCCCAAGGCTCGTGTTCCGGTGCGTTCCTGGTTCTATCCAGCCACTGTGCAGGCCCCGGATGAGTGCGAACCTGCAATGATCTACTGGGGAGTTGCTGCGGCTAACCTCGAAGTGGCGGTTGAAGTCTTTGACCCCATTGCACACTCTGTGCGGTGCGTACCGATTTCCCCTGCGCGCAACTACCGAGGTGTTGTCGCTGACGCCCAATTCTCCGTGACCCGCTTCTGTGGCAGCACAGCTTACAGATTTGTAGTGCGGGCCCCTGATGCTGCCGCTGCCCTGAGCCTGACTGAACGGCACCTGCACTGGAACAAGCTTCAGTGGGCATTGGAGTGGCCTGAAGCATATGCTGGGGCTGCAGATATCCCAGCGATCCCTGATGATCCCATCGAATCACACTGGAGCGCTGAGCCGGTACAGCAGCTTCCAACCAAGCAAGCTCCAGATTTGGAGGCCGTCAAGCGCATTGGGCATTCAACCCTCGTAGACAAAATCCGCGATGATCTTGGCATGTTCGAAGGCACTCCCCTTGAGACTTTGCATGTGGCTCTGACTGCACGTGATCCGGATGCCAGAGATGCGGCCGCCAGGGAAGCTGCTGGTGCACTTTATGACAGGGAATTCCTGCACAACAGCCTTCAGATGGTCGAGGCCAGCAAGCGACAACCGTATCTCCTGAAGGTCTCAAAGCTGTTGGATGCTGCTGCAGACATCAACTCCAACTCCGTCCAGGGACAGCGACTCGCTACAATCTCTCGCGCAGTAGCGGAACTCAGCACAGCTCTGGAAGATTTTCCTGCAGTTTCCTATGTTGAAGCTGAGGAGCTCCTGGCCAAGGACCCAGCACGTCGAGCCGAATTGCAGCGACTTGCTGATACTGGGATGGACTGGTACGAGCTGCTCTCTAAAGCAGCAGATGCCCGGCTTGGTATTTCTGAGCTAGTGCGACGCCTTGCCCCACCAGGTGATGCTGCACCCGCGGAGGTCGCTGCTGCAGCTGCGGATTTCTCCAACACTGTGGAAGCAGCGGCCCTCAGTGAATCTGAAAAAGGCGATCCCACACCCACACAAGAAGAAAATTTTGTGTCTGCAGACCCCTCCATCCTGCCGGAGGCCACCTCTGCACAGTTACTGACTCCGACTGCCCCATCCGGGAATGCAGCTGGAATTGTTCCGTCCACGGAGCAGTCATCAAGGGCAGGCCCCCTAGCTTTCGAGGAATGATCTTGCGATGGCCTTCACTTCCTTCATGCTGCCGTGCTAGTTTCTATTCTTCTTTTTTTCCTTCGCTCCAGCTCACTGCAGCTCTGGCCCCGCCCATCCCACCAACATTCCCCCCCGCTACTGAGGTCGTAGAAAAAACTCCTCTACCCAAAAAACTTCATGAATGGTATGTACCGCCCCCTGCGGCCTTCACCCAAGTGCAGAGGCTGGGGGTCAGTTTTCTCGGTGCACATGCCGATGTACCGTGGATACATGATCTTTTAGTGATGCAGAAGGGTGAGGATGAGCATGCGGTAGTAGCCTGGGGGACTTTTTTGTTCCTACTTGATGAAAAGCCATTGCAGTGGTTCCTCATGCGCAGTTGGCACCTGGTCCCGGTATCAAAGCTGCGTGTGCAAATCAAACCTTACCTTGATGCAGCCAGACTAGCAGGGAAAGCGGACTCCAATGATGACGGCACCATGGCTGCCCTGCTTCGCAAGGTTGTTTCCCCTCTCGGCAGGTCCCTTGACGCGGCTGATACACGCCTCGAAGCCTCACGTGCCCACCCGGCCTATTCATACCGCACTGCCTTCCTCAGTCGGAGGCAGTACCTGTCGCAGATGTGGGTGGCCCTACGCCGCCTTGCATGCCGGGTGGTATCCAACATGACAGAGCACGGGGGCCCGCACCTCACACTGGAGCAGTACTGGCAGCGCAGGGCACTTCTCATACCAGGTGGATCAAGCAACCTCAGGAAGTCCCTTGCTACTGCCATAGAAGGACTCCCAGGGATTGACCGCTCTCTACGTCCCAACAAGAAAGCGGTATGGGAGCATCTACCAGCACGGGATGTGCAGCAGTGGTTGCTCAGTGAGCCTGTTGCAGTTGCTCGCTTCAGCACCAAGCATGAGCCAGGCCAGAAGCAGCGCGCGCTGTATGCCCAGGATGATGTTTCGGCTTGGTTCTCTGCCTATGTAAATCAGGGTATTGAACAGGCGATGAACGTGGCTGGCATGTGTCCCAGCCAACGCCCATATGACATTGTGCAGTGGTACAGTGCTGACAAAGGCCAAGCTGCTGTTGGCAATCCGGTGTGGATCAGCCTTGACTACTCTGATTTCAACAAGGAGCACAGCAATATTGAGTTGGCTATGTGTGATCTGGCATTCGCTCAGGCCTTCTCACGCCATGCAGCTGAAACCGGTTCACATGGGGCTCTGCAGAAGGC